ATGAGCTAAAATTAGACATTCTAAGAACTAGAACATAGCTCAGCGGCAAAACTAAATTAATATGGATATGACACAACCTTCCTGGACTTTCCAGGGTAGGATCTTCAACGACATATCAGACTTCCCAGAAGATACTTATGGGTTCATTTATGAAGTGAGCCATAAACCTACAGGCCTAAAATATATTGGCAAGAAAGTCCTATACTTTGAGAGAAATAAAAGACTCGGTAAACGAGCATTAGAAGCTTTGAGAGAAGAAAGGAAAGCAAAAGGAATTGGAGGAAGAGTACCTTTAAAGCAAAAAATAAGAACTGAATCTGATTGGAAAGACTACTACGGGTCTCATCCTCAGATTATTAAGTTAGTTAAGGAGTCAACTGATTTAAGAGAGAACTTTGAACGTAAGATTTTAGATTTAGTACCTAATAAGAAGCTTCTTACATATTTCGAGTGTAAGCACCTATTTATTAATGACGTACTAGAAACATTTAGTCATCAATATATAAATGACAATATTCTAGGAAAATTTTACAGAAAAGACTTTAACAATGAAGCTAACTGATATTTTACTTAACGAAGAAAGAAACTGCGGGTGTGGCCAAACACCTTGTAAGACTTATGGAGTTAACGAAGAGCTAGGAGTAGCTAAAAGAGGACTACAGGCAATCTTACATAAAGTAGGACCAGAAGTTTTCGCTAAAATTATCATTAATGGTATAGAAGACGAAAATGATCAAGATGCTATTTTAGATGCTATTAGAAAAGTTAACATGGATCAGTTTGCACCAGATATATTTTAATCATGATACAGTTAAAAGAAGTCATAGGACTACCATCATTACAATACCATTTAGATAATGGTCTCACTTTATCAGAGAATGTCTACCGTTATTCTTCTGATGCGTTTATACAATTATTTGCTGAGGCAAGAGAAGCGCTTAGAGACGGTTCTATCACATTAAGTGAAGAAGATACTCATTTACTTGAAAATACCGATATAGGTGAATACGGTGATTATAACGGTATGAAAGTTCCTTTAGATCTTCCTATGGTCTCTCCTAAATATAATGCATTGTTTGAAATTGGCTGTATGATTGATGAAATGATCGAAAATGAAGATACAATAGATGAAGCAGCTTCAATCGATGAAATGATTGATTATGAGCTTATAAAAGAGTTAGTAGAGTCTATTGGAGGTACTATTAACATGGATAAGTTTAGAAAAGCTGTTAATATACATAACGAATCTTTCGACTACTCAGGATTCGATATGCTTAAAGCATCGGTTGATTATATTCCTGAAGCTGAATATAGAGGTAAAAAAGTACAACTTAACAAACCTAAAAGAGGTGGAAGTAAAAAATTCTACGTCTATGTTAAGTCTAAAAAAGGTAATGTTAAAAAAGTATCTTTCGGTGATACAGGTCTTTCAGTTAAGATCAAAAAGAAAGGAGCAAGAGCTTCTTTTGCTGCAAGACATAAATGTGCTCAAAAGAAAGATAAAACTAAAGCAGGTTATTGGTCATGTAATATTGGCCGTTACTGGAAATCATTAGGCGGTGGATCGAACTTCTCAGGTTACTGGTAGACCATACTCTGAAATAAGAGAAGATGGTTTTATTATAAGAGAATTCTCTCAGAATATTTCTCCATTTGAATTAGTATGGCATAGAGATAAAGCAGACAGAATAGTCGAAGCTATGCATGAAACTGATTGGCTGTTCCAATTGGATAACGAACTACCTATACCTATAGATAAAATATTTATTCCAAAAGAGACCTATCATCGTCTTATAAAAGGAAAGGGTAAGTTAAAAGTTAAAATAAAAGAGTTATAATGGCTAAACAATTTGGAGGCATTAGCTCTATATGGAGATCATCAAAAAAAAAGAGACCTGGGGTACATGCTAAAAGTAAAATGTCCCGTTCTAAAGGATCTAAAAACTACGTGAAGCCATATAGAGGTCAAGGCAGATAAAGTTATTAATATGAAACCAAGCGTACATCAATTCGGCGCTAGCGGTATATTCGTTATTAGCGATTCAAACAATATAGAAAGAAGACAAAGGTTTGTTGAAGACTGGAGTAATGTATCTAATTTTGATTATGAGTTTGTAGATGCTACTATGGGTAGCAGTATAGATGTTTCTAGTTTAATTAATGAAGGAAGACTTACTAAATTTTGGTGTGGTGAAGGAGGAGTAAGTAAAAACGTTATAGCTTGTTTTTTATCTCATAGAAAAGTGTGGAAAAGCATAAAAGATTTACCTCACGAAAACTACTACTTAATTTTAGAAGATGATGTTAGGTTAACTCCCTATTTTTTAAACACAGCATTTAGCAACGGAGAATTTAAAAAAGTACTCAACAATATTCACAAAGAAGATATAAACTGTTTTTGGTGGGGTAGAGCTGACAATAAAGTAATAGGTAAACAGTATAACAAACACTTGAAAGTACCTGATGCTTTTATTGCACTAGGTGCTCATAGTTATATGATTACACCAGGGTTTGCAAACTACCTATACAATGAAAGTTTCAACATAAGCTGTCCAGCAGATGTTTTTATAGATTTACTGCTCTTAGGAATAAAAAGACATTACACACCAAACTTTTCATATATGAGACAAATGCAACATATGATTAAGGATAGATTTTTTCCTTTAGATCACAAATATAGAGTCTGGGGCAGTACTACTCAACCTGATTGGACTGACCATACCACTAGGGTTTATGAAGGGTTGTACAAGAACGTATCACCAGATATTAGAAAATTTATTACTCATGCTTCTCAAGAATTCATTGCTGAATTTAAAAAAGGTATTTCTTTTAAGTTTGAGATATTTGAAGAGAAAGAGCTTTTATAAACTATTTATAAGTGTAAAAGCAGTAAAATGAAATTGACAAAAATTATATTATCTGAAAGTGTAAAAGCTAAGCTATCTAGTTTAAACTATAACGAGGTACATAAGCACCTTGGAGATGGATTTTCTGCTCCTAATCCTGACGATAGTTCAAGACGTATTAATTCTGAAAATGATTGGGAGTCTTGGAAACAAAGAACTATAGAGCAATTTGGAGATGTCGATATTGAAATAGACGATACTGCTGTTTGGTACGATAAAATAAAAATTATCGATCCTAAGTTTACAAAACAAAAAGATGACTACACCGCAGCAAAAGCAGCTTGGTTAGATAGAGAGAGAGCTGCAGGTAGAACATCAGGATTAGACTAATGAGATATGAGACTATCACATGTTATATTAGGAGAGATTCTTTATTACGATCCAGACTTTGAAAGAGAAGTAGATAAAATAAAAGATCTAGGAGGTAAATACCTCGGGTCAGGAGATTACGGGGCTGCATACTTATTAAATGGACGAGTCTACAAAGTCACTACTGACGAAATCGAATTAGAACACGCACATAAACTTAAAGGTAAAAAAACTAATAACTTTGCTCACATTTATGATGCAGAGTCAATCACACCTAAACTTGGTATAATTCAAATGGAAGTACTAGGAGAGTTTAAAGGTGAGATTCCGGAAGAATGGGTTGAAGCTGTAGAAGCAGAAGCAAAAAGAATGGGCATTAAACCAGATGAATTAGATATAAGACCTTCTAATATAATGGTGAATCAAAAAAATCACTTAAAATTAGTTGATATTTAAAAATATTCTTCTTATATTATATAGTAATAGTTACGGACTAATTAATGGATTATACTTTTCTACTAAGCTCTATCGAGGGTATTCTCGGTAAAAGTCATAAGAGAGCGAGGGACAATCATGCCTTTCACTGTCCTTTTTGTAATCATAGGAAGCCAAAGCTTGAAATAAATATGGCTACTAATGAACAAGGACAGAACCCTTGGGAATGTTGGGTATGTCAAACTCGAGGTAGAACTATACGCTCTTTACTTAAACAACTTAAGACTCCTAGAGATCAAGCTCAAGAAATTTTAAAGTACTTACCTAAAGGAGCAGAAGTAGAGTATAAGCAGCTATCTATAATAGAGCTACCGAAGGAATATCAACCCTTACATAATGCCTCACAAACATCTGTTGTAGCTAATCTAGTAAAAAAATACCTATATGAGAGAGGACTTACCGATATCGATTTTATTAAATATGGGATTGGATACTGCACGACTGGAGAATATGGAGGAAGAGTTATTATCCCAAGTTTTTCTGAATCCGGTGCACTCAACTTCTTTATTGCACGAACTTATGATGGCAATTACTTTAAATACAAAAATCCTGAAGCTTCCAAGGACATAATATTTTTCGAAAACTTAATTAATTGGAATGCTCCTATAATTTTGTGTGAAGGAGTATTTGATGCCTTAGCTATTAGAAGAAACGCTATTCCTCTGCTGGGTAAAAGCGTCTCTAATGCATTATATAAAAAAATATTAACAAGTAATGTACATGACATATACATTGCGTTAGATACAGATGCTCGAGTTAGAGCTTTAGAAATTGCAGAGAAATTTTTAAATCAAGGTAAGAGAGTGTTTTTAATTAACCTTCCAGATAAGGATCCTTCTGATATGGGATTTAAAGCATTTACTAACCATGTACAAACCGCTGAGGAATTTGATGTTACATCACTTCTTAAGCACAAACTAGAATTATGATTAAACAAGGAATGAATATTCTCAAACAAAATGAGAAAAAAAGACTTGAGTTTAACCCAGATTTACAACAAATTAACTTTCTAGATAGGAGAGTTTATAAAAGGTCGGAAGGAGTATACTACCCGTCCGTAACTACTATACTCCAGTATATGCCCAAGAATAAGTTTTTTGAGTCTTGGCTCAAAGACGTTGGGCATAACGCCGACTATATAATGAGAAAAGCCGGTAAAGAAGGAACTCAAGTTCATGAAGCAGCCGAAGCATTAGTAAAAGGAGAGGAAGTTTCTTGGATGGACGATTACGGTAATGCAAAATATTCACAACTTGTATGGGAGATGATATTAAAGTTCCATAACTTCTGGTCAACACATAAACCAGAATTAATTTCTACCGAAGACTTCGTATGGTCTGATGAATATAAGTATGCAGGTACTGCTGACTTAGTTGTTAAGATGAACAACGAAACTTGGTTATTAGATATAAAAACTTCAAATAGTATACACAAGTCTTATGATCTTCAATTAGCCTCTTATGCAAAAGCATTAGAAGAATCTAAAAATATCAAAATTGAAAGAACAGGTATAATATGGCTTAAAGCGCATTCAAGAGGTCCAAGTAAGCAGAAAAATGTAATACAGGGTAAAGGTTGGAAACTATTACAGATAGACGAAATTGATAAGAATTTTGAACTATTCAAAATGATATACGAATTATACAAACTAGAGAATCCAGTTACTGAACCTATTTATAATAGTTACCCAACAACTCTAAAACTATGAGATATTTTATATTATTCTTCTTTGTTTCTCTTTTTACTAGCTGTGGTGTATATCAAATAAATACTACACCTAAAGTAAAAATAAGCAAAGTACTAACTATAACCTCTACAGGAGATACTTTAGCAGTTCCTCTAAGAGATTTTCAAAAATTTAATTACAATAATGTTTTCGACAATTACAGATGGAATTTTAACTACGGCTTTAACTACTACAGTTGGGGAAACCCATACTTTGGATACAGTCCAAATTGGTATCGTCCAAACAGCTGGTATTTTAGAGATTGGTATTATACTCCTCCTATTTATAACTATAGTTTGGAGGTACCTCAAAATAACAAACCTAGAGTTTACGTAAAAGGAAGAAGAGGAAGTAATACAGACAGTAACAGGATAATTATAAAACCAAATAATAATAACAATGATCAAATTAGTGGACCTAATTTTAGAACGCCAAGATCGACCGAAGGCAGTAATAATGGCAGGAGGAGCTGGAGCGGGGAAGACATATTTGTTAAACCAATTGTCCCTAGACAGCCTCCCATTATTCAACCCGGACAAGTACGTAGAGGATCCCAACCACCCGTACTACAACAACCTAGGAGCAGCATCAAACCAGGTAGCCAAGGACGTAGCAAAGCAGGCAGAATCCAAGAGTAGTTTTGTTTGGGATACAACTGCTTCTGGTAAAAGATTCCAAAAACAGCTAGACGATATCCTGGCTTTAGGATATGATGTCTACATGGTCATGGTGTACACACACCCAATGATTTCTTACATTTCCAACTTTAAACTTAGAGGACGTAACACTCCATCATCAGCAGTATTTTCTACCTGGAGAAATGTTTATGAAAAAATAGACGATTACAACAAAATACTAAATGGTAATTTATCTATATTCATAAACGATCACAATGGTAGGTTTAAAAAAGAAGTAGAAGGATTTGATACTGCTGCTAAAAACGGCATAACAGGTATAAAAGACTACCTAAAAAGATACAATGAAGAAAACGGAGTAGAAGGATCTAGTTTTTTCAAACCTGTAGAATGGTCAGATGAGGAAGAGCAAGAATTCAATAAAGAGGTGGGTAGTGTTGATTGGGATAAGAATAACAGATCAGAAGATAAGGCTATAAAACAAGCTTTTTTAAAAGCATACAGGAAGAATGGAGTAGGACCTGGTCAGGATAAGCTCAGAGATGCAGTAAAAAAATATAGAGACAAAAAAGTAAAAGATGATGCAGATGCAGATGCAGTATTAGATAATATTGCTGATATGATTTATAGTCCTAAGTTTCAAGCGAAATTAGAACATAGTACTCCGGCTGAAATAGATTCAAAAGTACAAGCATTTTTATGATAGCATTATACCCAGGAGCATTTAAACCACCTCATAGAGGTCATTTTAACGTAGTAAAGTCTTTACTCGACGGCTCTTATGATGGATCAGTTTATACTAAAGATGATTATGCAGACAAAGCATTAGCATTAACACAAGGAGATCAACCCACAGATACTCCTAAAATCAGTAAAGTAATTGTTTTTGTAGGTGCTGGAGAAAGGAACGGTATAGATAAAGATGAAGCACTACATATATGGGAAATCTATTCTAAACATTTAGGAGATGTAGAAATAAGAGATGGAGGACATAATCCTATGTTTGCAGCAAAAGATTATGCTCAAGAAAACAGTTCTGAACAATTTGTTGCTGTTACAGGAATTAGAGGAGAAAAAGATTTTGTAGATTTAAGAAGAGTTACTACTTTTAAAAATGCACCTAACGTTCAAGGTTTAGCATTAATGGCAAAACCAGGTTCTGGAGTTAGAGCAACAGATTTTAGAAATAGTATACTTGCAGGAAATTTAGATAAAATTATAGATTTTTTTCCTGAGGAATTAAAAAGAGAAGAAATATTAGCTATTATGACAGATTTAAAAGATAAAATTGTTGCTGAAATAATAGGGACTAATATAGATGGATTTATAAATGAATATTTTGTTTCTGAGACTGCCAACCCTCAAGACGGGAAAGCAGCACCTTACGGCTCAGGCTATAAAAAAATAGGAATAAAAGAATATATAGCTTCGCTGCTAGAATATATGTTAGATCAAAAAATGAAAATAACTCCTTTACCGGAAATTAAATTAAGAGAAGATGAACAAAATGCTTCTAATTTCTTTGGTAGAACCGCTTATTATGATCCAACAGATAAAGAAATAGTATTGTTTACCACAGGTAGACACCCTAAAGATATAGTTAGATCATTTTCTCATGAAATGATTCATCATATGCAAAACTTACAAGGTAACTTAGGAAACATACAGACTTCTAACACTAATGAAGATGATAACCTATTAGAATTAGAAAAAGAAGCATACCTTTTAGGTAATATTACTTTTAGAAACTGGGAAGATTCTTTAAGATAAAGTTGGAAGTCTGCGTTTTTTTTCGTATATTTAAGTAAGTTTAAAGGTTATGAATAAAGAAAAAGTACAAAAAATAGTCAATGAGGTATATCCCCTTGTTGAAAAAAAATACGGATTTAGTAAGTTTTTTGAGTGTACTCCTTATATTGAGTACCATACCTCTATTTACGGAAGATTAGCTGGTGAAGAAGATGATGGAGAATTAGGAGAGGAAAATCCTGATGCTGAATTCGATAGTATTGATAACAGCATTGTAATCTATTTTAAAAAAATGAAAAATAGAGAACACGTTATCAGAACATTAGTACATGAATACCAACATTATCTTCAATCACCATTATGGATGAAGAGATATTATAGTATGGGGTATAATTATAATGATCACCCCTATGAGGTAGCAGCTTATGCTGAAGAAGATAATTGGAAAAATATATTTGCATGAAAAATAGTATAGTAGATTTATTAGAAGCTTACCCTCTTGCAGAAAAGAAAGAACTACCGCCGTATAAGATATACTGCGATATGGATGGAGTATTGACTGATTTCGAAAGTAGATTCGAACACTTCAGTGGAATGAACCCTCAAGAGTACGAAAAAAAATATGGAGATGCTGCCTTTTGGGAGTTGATAGATTTTAAGATTGGAGTTAGATTTTGGGTAGGTATGGGGTGGATGCCTCAAGGACAAGAGTTATGGAATTTTATAAAACCCTATAAACCTGACTTATTAACTTCTCCTTCTAGAAATAATGAATCTAGGTTAGGAAAAAACCTATGGGTTAGAAATAACTTAAACCCTAAACCTAAAGTTAATTTTGCTTTTTCAAAAGATAAACAGCAATACGCTCAACCTAATGCTATTCTTATAGACGATAAAAAATCAAACATTAACGAATGGGCTGCTAAAGGAGGCATTGCCATTAGGTGTAAAAATGGGGACGTTAACCATGTTATAGAAAAATTAAAAGAGCTAGGATATGAGTGATAATGTTCTTAAAAAAGAATTTAAACAATCAGATGTACAAAGAGTTAGAAATATAGTAAATAAAAACTATACTGCTAAAACTAAACTGCAATCAGGATATTCTAAAAAAACCAATAAACATAAAGAAGGTGATGTGTGGCAAGAATCAGGCAAAACCTGGACCATTAAAAACGGTATCAAACAAAACATTACTAAGCTTGATGCAGCTAAGAAACTTACTCAACTACCTCTAGCTTGCCCTAAGTGTAAAAATAGAATGAAGAAACGTTTAGATAAAAAAATGTACTTTATTCATGGTTTTTGTTTCGATTGTACTATCTTATATGAAGATAGCCTAAAAACAGCCGGTCTATATGAGGAGTATGAGAAAAAAATGGTCTCTGGTAATATAGAAGGGTTTATAGTTGACATGGAAAATTGGGTTAGAGAATCTTTAGAAGACCGTATCACAATGGTTACAGAACAAGGTGATAAGGAGGATTGGGGGAGTTTGTCTTCTGATTACAAAGAAAAGATTCTTAGCGATATGAACCAATATATTAAACACCTACGTGAACATGTAATTTAGTCTATTTATTAGTAACACTCTATTAATTAAATTAGACGATGACACAGAAAGAGCTTTTAGATTCTTTACTTCAAGAGATTAGACATATTAAACAACATATGCCCAACGGTGAGTTGAAGCAAATAGTTAAAGATATGGAAGATATGAAGGACGATCTTTCCGACCTTAAGTATACACTATTAAACCCAGAAAACGGAGTAATAGTTAATACAAATAAAAACACAGAATATAGAAGAGAACTTCAAAACAATGAAGATGATTTTAGAGCAAAATTAGCTGAAATAGAATCTTTAAAGACCTGGAAAGAAAATGTTAGTAGAGCGTTGTGGATCATATTTGGAGTTCTAGCAACTATCATCATCCGTATGATAATGATGCATTCAGATAAAATTTAAACATGAAAAGATCAGAAATTATTCAAGCAATCAGAGAAGTCTTGGCGGAAGAAAAACCAGGACTTTGGGCAAATATTAGAGCTAAAAGAGCAAGAGGTGAAAAACCTGCACATAAAAATTCTAATGCTCATAAAGATGCTGTTAAGGCAGGTAAAAAAATTAACAAAGAAAGTTAATGGCAAGCAATAAAATAAAACCTAGTACCAAAGAATATAAAAAAGATAAAAATGGTAAAATGACCAATAACTGGTCATGGAAACACTATACAGTAAGTAATACTAAAACTGAAGAATTAAAATCGTTATACACTAATTCAAATTATAGTAAGAAAAAGAAAATGATTCTTAAAGAACTTACTAAGAGGAATGTAGCAGTATGAAACTAACACAGCTTATACTTGAAGGTTTATCCTATAAAGTACCTAACTTCGATTACGAATGGGAAGAAGCTGTACGTTATCCTGAATTTAAAAAATTAGGTAAACACGATTGGATAGATCTAGCTACTAAAGGTAGAGAGGTAACTATCACATCTGCAAAAGGTATTAACAATACTGATGCTAATAATCCTAAAGCTTTTAACTCTTTAAACAAAGATAAGCGAGAAAGAACTTTAGCACAAATACAATCAGGCACAGTTGAAATGCCTATCGTTGCCAAATACCCAGATGGATATAAAGAATTATTAGGAGGTAATACTAGACTTACTGCTTTAATGGCAAAGAATGGTAAAGCTACTATCTGGATGTTTGATGTACCGGAAGATATATTAGATGAAAACTACGCCGACGATAAAGTAAAAGATCAACTGCGAAAATATATAGACGATTATACTGAAATTGATTTAGACTTACTGAAAAAACTACTTAAAGATAAGAAAAAGTATCCACAAGAACTTGATCCAAGAACAGGTGGAAACAAGTTCGGTTATAGAGGAATGACTTTTAAAAAAGAATTTATTGACAAGCTTAAACCGATTAGAACTTCAAACGGAGTTACAGAGTATGAAGCTCCTTCTAATTTAAAAGTTAAATCGAGAAGCGATAAAGGGTATTTAAGCTTTACAACAGACGAACAAGTAGCTAAAGGATTTGGACATTACTCTGGGTATGTAGATCATAAAAAATCGCCTGGTAGAGTAGGTGGATATGTTAGAGCTTCTTTAGACAATCCTAACTTTATTTTACACCCTGACTTTACAGGAGAGCTTTCTAAAGATTTAGAATACTCAAAAGAATCTGAAAAAGAAACATTACTTATAGGTAATTCTTTTAACCCAGATAGAATTTATGTAGTAGATGAGAAACTCTATAAAGAAAACTACGCTGACGGTAAAGTAAAAGGAAAATCTAGACCCGGTAGAGTTAAAAAATCAGGTGCTTCCTGCAAAGGTTGTATCTTCATTAAGAGCTAAAGCTAAAAAATACGGAGGAGAAAAAGGTAAAATGTACCACTGGTGTGCTAACATGAAAGGTGGAAAGAAGTAATCGAAATAGTTATCTATTTATTTATATACGTATATAAAATTCGCTCATAATGACTTACGAAGAAATAAAAAGAAGATTATCTAAATGTGAGAAAACTTTAGAACTCTTCAAAAATAAATCATTTGAAAACTCTACTATAGCACAAAGACAAGCAGCTCAGTCAGAAACCAAAACCCTCAACGAAAGAATCGAACAATACAAGTCTCTTTTAATTAAGGAACAAAAGACTTATTTAATTCAACCTAAAACTGGAAATGCAACTGCAGTACAGTTAGGAGATGATGAAGTAGAAGCATTGAAAGATGCAGATGATGTTAAAGGAATTAAAGGTGTTGATGGAGAAAAAATAAAAGAAAACATAGAATTTGATGTTAATCAAACATCTCAAATCGCTAAATCCGTTGGAAAAGCTGTAGCGAAGGCTTTAAAAAATGCAGGCGACGAACTAAGTTCTATGAAAGCTAGACGAATCGAACCAAATAGCTTTGATATATACGTAACATATAAAAACAATAGTGACGATGAATTTTCTTTTTATGTAGAAAATAGTAATCTACACTTAGTTGATTTTTCTTTTGATAAAAAAATAGGAGAAATAGGAAATAAACCTTCTGGAGAACCTATAGTGAACTCAGATGTACTAGCTAATGAATTAACTAAACACTTCAAAGCAAGCACAGATCAAGAAGTTCAAGAAAATCAAGGAAAGGAAATAGATGTATATGGATACCAGACTAAACACTTTGATATATGTCCTGGTGCTACTAAATTATTTAAAGATATACTTGCAGGAGAATACACTGACGGTGTTCCTTCTTCTAATGAACAGACTAAATTAGTTAGATTAGCTAAATTACATGATGCACTATTTGGTATAGAAAAAGTAGTACTTAAAGGAGTAACAAGACAAGATGATCATCCGTTACTCAGTAAAGCTATAGATATAGCCTCGGACATTTACGAACTTGGTAGTGAAATAGGATTAGATGCTAATCATAGAGGAGAAGATTTAGACTATATTCAAATGCATTTAGAAAAAATTAATGATGCTACTAGAGAAGACGAAGATATAAAAGAAGGAGAAGGAGACGATCACCATTATATTAAGGTACCTAGAAGAGAGTATAAATCAGCAATGCAAATCTTAAACAGAAATGCAGAACCTTCTTTCGTAAAAATGGATACTGTTGATGATGATGGAATGGGTAATGTAATTATCTATTTTATGTTTAATGAATTTGCTGATGACTTTAATGTTGAAGAAAGAGAAGCATTTATGTACGATGCTGTTGAAGATCTAAAAGCTCACGGTATAGATGTTCAAGATCATAGTGCTCAACTAGATGAAGCAAGAGATATTAATGATCCTGCTATGGTTAGATATAGAGCAGCTAAAATGAAGCGTGATAAGTTTGCAGGATCTGACCCAAAAGCAGGTTCAACAATAAAAAGCACAAGATTCGATCCTATTATTTTAAAACTTAAAGCTAAAAGAGCCCAAATCATGAGAGATATGGAGCAAGAAGCTGAACCAGAAGGAGGTCCAATAGCAGATAAGTACGGTGATATGCTTAATAAAATTGATGCTGCCATCGCTAAAGCAAGAAGACTTAAAGAAGGTAAAAAAGAAACAGATGATTATGGGAGACCTCATGTAGATCCAAAAGGTTCGAGAACATACTTAGATCCAGAAGAAATGAAACCTTCTAATAGATTTAAAAAGATGGCAGGTATAAAAGAAAATCAACCAACAGCTTTTGATGATGAGAGTATGGATGCTTTACGTGATATTATTTTAAAGTACGTTGAAGACCCAGACGCTGCAGAAAGATTAGTACAGCAAGTAGATGATAAAGGATTAGATTCTTTA